CGCTTAATTCTGTTGCAAGCGGCGGCATTTGTTGCGCGAAGTTTGGCGGTCATATGCTGTTATCACAACTCACAAGTACATCTTTCGCAGTCGGTAAAAAACTCGGTTGGAATGGTTCCGCATGGGTTGAGGATAATACGAACCCAATCGTAAAGGTTGTGTATTCCGGTGTCTGCGAAATTCTTTGATGTATTAGCGCAAAGGTATCCACAACCGGGCGTAAAAGTTACCCACATGGTAAAACGCCCGGTTTTCCCTTCTTTTTCTTAAAATCGCATTAAAGGGCATTTTCCGGCGATTTCAGCCGCTTCATTTTTTGAATGGATAAATACTCATTCAAAGTTGACGGCGCATTTCTGTGGATAACCTTGGTATGAAAAGTTACCATATTCTACATATTTTACGCTACATGGCTTATTTGGCTGTGTAGCGTTACCGTTACATACAAATCCGCAGGATTCCAGGATTTCCACAGGTGGAAAAGACTGTGGAAAACACAAACCGGGAAGGTGCGGGCAAAAAAGCGGGAAAGAAGGTGTGTTTTTTGAACTCCGCTGATTATGTTGCAAGCAAATTGGAAGAGTTGAAGCAGAGTGGCAACCCGTTGCAATGGGTTGCTTGGCAACTTGCCCTTTTCTGTATCGGGTGGGCGTATGTGTTCGGCGCACGGGGTGAGTATTGCACCCCGGCGAACAGGCGTGCAAGGTATTCCGATTCGCACCCGACCATAAAGAGCAAATGCAAAAACTATGAAGGCACGGGCAGTTGCTCCGGCTGTCAATGGTTCCCCGGTGGAAAGCGAACCCGCTGTTATGATTGCCGTGGTTTTACTTATTGGGTGCTTTTGCAGGTGTACGGTTGGAAGCTGGCGGGTGCGGGTGCGACAAGCCAATGGAACACGGAAGCAAATTGGAAAGCCAAGGGCGAAATTGCTACCATGCCCGCAAACACGCTGTGTTGCCTGTTTGTGCGCAAGGGCGCAAAGATGGAACACACAGGGTTTGGATATAATAATGAAACAATTGAGTGTAGCAACGGCGTGCAATACAACAAGTCCCGGAAAGCCAAGTGGACACATTGGGCGGTTCCCGTTGTGATTGACGGCAGTATGCCGGAACCCACGCCCACACCCGACCCGGGAACAAAGCCAACGTTGCGGCGTGGTAGTAAAGGCGCATACGTTACCCTTGCGCAAACAGAGTTGATTCAGAAGGGTTACAGTTGCGGTTCCTTTGGTGCTGATGGGGAGTTCGGTGCGGCAACGGAAAAGGCTGTGCGTGCCTTTCAAAAGGACAACGGGTTAACGGTTGACGGCGTTATTGGAAAAAACACATGGGCGGCGTTGGACGCCGCTGTTCCTTCTAATAAATACACGGTCACAATTCCGCACTTGTCAAAGTCGCAAGCGGAAGCGTTATGTTCGCAGTACCCCGGTTCAACAATGATTGAGGAAAGGGGGTAACGGGTTTGGACACCGCAACAATTATTTCGCTTGTCATTGCCGCCTGTGCGTTGCTGTTTACCGCCTTGAGTTTCAAACGCACGCAAAGCATGGACACAAGCACAACGGCGGCAGAGCGGGCAACCATGACGGCAAACATAAATTATATCCGGCAAAGTATAGATGAAATCAAACTTGACAACCGGGCAATCAAAACCGACCTTGACGAACTGAAAGCCAAGGTTGTTGCGATTGATGCAAGCACAAAGAGTGCGCACAGGCGCATTGATGATTTACAGAAAGGTTGATGTGCATATGTTTACATGGGAGTTTTGGAAAGCCACACTTGTACGTGCGGTGCGCACGTTTGCCGAAAGTATGCTTGCGTACATTGGCACAGGCGCAATTGTCTTAAAAGATGTTGATTGGCTTGCGGCGCTATCGGCGGGTGGCCTTGGTTTTGTACTTGCCGTCCTGCTTGCGCTTGCAACCGGAATCCCGGAAGCCAAGCGTGACCCGTACCACACGGAAGAATAACCCAACACAACCGATAAATTTTGCACACTTCCCCCGGATCATTCCGGGGGATTTATTTTTTTGCCATTTTTCAAAAAAGGTGTTGACATTTCTTGTTATAAGTGTATACTTATAGACAAGAAAAGGGCGGTAGCCCCGCCGGGAAGGATGGACGTTATGAAGTATTCTGAAGCAATCAAGGCCGCAAAACAGAACCCGGATTTTGTTGCCAAAATGGAAGGATTCAAAAAGCACATTGAAGAAACGCACGGGGCGGGTTCAATTCAGTTTTCCTTTGAAGGCAACTATTGTGAAGCGTTTTATTGGTCTGTTGAAAACTACTTTGACGAACGTGACGGGCAGTTCCACACACTGATTGAAGGCGGAAAGCACACCGTAAAACGTTCAATGTATCTTATTAACCATGACAGGACGTTGGTGCTTCCGGCTGTTGTTCACAAGATCGTTTTACGCTGACAGACAAGGGCGGGACGCCCGCCCTTGTAGTCAACGCCAAGCGTTGAAGAAAGGAAGGTTGAACATGATTGCTTTCAGTATTGACTACAAAGTACGTGGCAAGGATCAGTTGCACAGCGTCTTAATTGACGCACGGGACATTAAAAGCGCAAAACGCAAGCTTGGCAGGAAACACGGCTACAAAGACGGGCGTATGATTCAAGTGAAGAAGTCAATCATTGTTGGATATTTATGAAAGGAAGGTTTTGAATTATGAACATGAAGGAATTAAAAACAACATTGAGTGCGGCAATTAACATGATAAAAGGATTCTGTTTCAACGGAAGACTTTGCAACGGGTGGCGGCAAGTTGACGAAAGCAATATTGAATTCAGATATGCGGATGACGGACGCATTGCACGGGTCAATCTTAATGATATTGAAAGCATTGGCACGTACAAGATATTTGATGAACGTCACGGGTTCAACAAACCATATCCCAACGTTATAACTTCTGGACAGTGATTGACCCAAGCAGACAGGGGGCGGAAGCCCCGCCCCTTGTAGCTTGTGCCAAAGCACAAGAGAAAGGAACGGTGCAAGGGCTATGATGACACCGAAACAGAAACTTGAAATGCACAAACAGGTTGTGCATGACAACGCCCGGAAGTTGAAGGAATGGAAGGAAAGGGGGAAGGCGGCATGACAAGGACAACAGCAAGCACTTGGGTTCACAAAGGGTGGGACATTGACTACTTTGGCAACGGTTACAGAATGACCCGCCGGGAAAAGGTTGACGGAAAAACCGAAACGCTTACCGCCGGATCACTTGCCAAGGCAGCAATGCTCATTGACCGGGCAGAAAGTGACATCAAGAGTGTTGGACACATTGTCCGTGGTAGGAAGTAAACTGACCGACACGCCCCGCCGGGTGGCGTTGTAACCCGGCAGAAAAGGGGTTTTTGTTATGGCAGATATTCAAATTGTTTATAGGGTAGGATATTGCGCACATCATAACGATGAAGAATATAGTCATACGTGTCATACAAGTTATGCAAAAGACTTTTCCGGTTGCCGTGGGTTTTCTTATGGTGATAATAAAGGCGGCGTAGAATTTACTGTTGATGGGAAACCATTTTCATTTGTGCCGTATGGTGATTGCGCATACGCAAAATATATTTACAAATACAAAGGATGGGCAGGCAAAAGGTATGAAATAGAACCGTATGAAAACAACTTTTCACCGGAATTGAATTGTATGCTTGTTACTATTGGGAATAAACAATATGATTGCGTAAAGGTTATTTTAGACGGGAAGTGTATTTATAATATACTTGATGACGAACAGGAACAGACATAAAACCGTGACGGGGTGGTATATTCCCGGTTTCTATTGCGGGGGTGATTGCATGGCAGAAGTTAAAGACATTACGGGTGACGTTGTGCGCATAGGTTTTCAATTTGGGACTTTTACCGTGTGCGGCAAAAAGGAAACAACCACACATATAATGTGGGATTGCGTTTGCCGCTGTGGTCGGCACAGATACTTTGGCGGCGAATCAGTATTGATTGCAAAGAAACAAGAAGCTTTATTTCCCCGGTCGTGCGGGTTTTGCAAGTTGCACCCGCCCGTTGAAGAATACAAAACAAGGCGGCGTGTGTTCCTTGTTTGGGAAGGCATGAAGCAAAGGTGTTTTAACAAAAACGTAAAGGCATACAAAGATTATGGCGGGCGTGGTATAATTGTCTGTGACACATGGAAGGACAACTTTGAAGCGTTTTATAATTACGTGTCAAAATTGGAACACTTCAACGAACCGGGACGGTCATTAGACCGTATAGATAATGACGGTAACTATTGTCCGGGAAATGTACGTTGGGCCACGATAAAGGAACAGGCAAACAACAGGCGAAAAAGAAAACGGGGGTGCTTATAAATGGCAACGGAAGCATTGAAGCGGGCTGTCAAAAAGTATGACGCCGCAAACACAAAACAAGTTCATTTGAAATTGAACATAAAAACAGACGCCGACATTATAAGGCGTCTGGAAGGAATGGACAACGTGCAAGGATATATTAAAAGCCTTATTCGTGCAGATATGAAGAAAAAAAGCAAAAGTGAACCGTTGCCGTATTCAATTATTGAAGTCATTGACATTGATGATACATCAGAAGGCCACACATTTGAAAAATACTGCCCGTCATGCGGTGTTGGCTTTGGTCATTTTTATCCGCCAAAGTTTTGCCCCAAGTGCGGACAACACATAGCGGAAGAAGGCGTTTTGAAGGAAACAAAAACCATTGATAACCGCACAAAAAAAGCGGATTCGTAGTCAAAATGGTAGTCAAGCCGGGGAATAATCCCCGGCTTTTCTTATATATCAAGCGTCCTGTGTCCTGCAACGCTCCGCCCGGTTGGGCTTCCGTTCTTCCAAGGATCATGTCCGTTGTAACGTCCAAGGCGTCAGCAATCCGGGAAAGCGCTTGTGCGCCCGGTTCGTATTTGCCCGATTCATACCGGGCAACCGTGATACGGGATAGCGTCGCCAATTCCGACAACGTGTCCTGTGATATGCCCCGTTCCTTTCGTATTTGGGCTATTCGTTTCCCGATGTCCATAAATTCACCCCCCGCCATAATTGTATCATGGAAGAAACAAAAAAGAAAATATCATATTGGCGTATAAAAATTTGATATTTTTTGTATCATATCTGTTGCAATTGTAAATCACATGTGATACAATGCTTTCGGTTGCTTATACGCTACAAAATGAAAAGGGGGTGAAAGATACGGCAAACCTTCAGAAAATCCGAAAGGATCGGCGGCTTTCGCAGGAACAACTCGCCGCCCTGTCCGGCGTGTCCCGGGTACAGATTGCCCGCATTGAAGCCGGACGAACCAACCCGACGGCGCAAACGTTGAAAAAGCTTTCGACGGCGCTTGCCTGTTCTGTCGGGGAATTGATCGGGGGTTGATAGCATGGACAATCTTTTGTCCGTCCGGGACATATGCGCCCGCTATCAAGTAAAGCCCAAGACGGCCCGGGCGTACATGAGGAGCATGGCGCACATGGAAAAACCGCTTATGGTTTCCGAAAGGGCCGTTAAAGATTGGGAAGCAAAGAAAACAGTACCGCCATTACGAAAGGGGGTTAGAAGATGAAAAGCCGGTACATATATTGTCCGATGACCGCAAAGCGGATTGGTCGGCGGGTAACGATCCTTGACCGGTTGCGCCGTTGGGCGAAACGGCCCGAAAAGCCCGATTTATACATGGTGACGGGTTTCAATGCGCCGATTTACCCCGGACATTAAAAAAGCCCCGCAAAAGCGGGGGGACGTGCAAGGGCTAACAAACACAATCCTTTGTGATTATATCACAACAGAAGAAAGGAAATCAATTATGAGTGAAATTCTTGAAAATAACACGCCGACAAATGAAGAAGAAGAACTTCTTGTGCGGTCAGACATTGAAGCGGGTTGGCAGTTGAAGCGCCGCAAGGAACTTATTGCAGACCGTGACAATCTGATTACTTTCTATCAAGCCCGCATTGATGCGGTTAAAAAGGACGCTGACGTCAAGCTGTCTATTATTGACCGGGCGTTGTTCCTGTTCTTCCAGACCGTAGAACACCACAGGACGGCGACACAGGAAAGTTACACACACCCGGAAGGGAAGCTTGTGTGGAAGAAGCAAGCGCCGGAATTCAAGCGGGATGACAAGGCGGTTATGTCTTGGTTAAAGGACAACAACGGTGGCAATTATATCAAGACCACAGAAAGTCTTGATTGGGCGTCATTGAAGAAGGACACAACCGTTGTTGGGAACACCATTGTCAATAGTGATGGTGAAATTATCCCCGGCGTTGAAGTTGTGGAACGTGAACCGAAATTCACGGTTGAATAAGGGGTGTTTTGAGAATGGCAGACGAAATGAATCTTACAAAACAAGCGCTTGCAGGAAATACCGGGCCGCAGATTTTCCGCCTTGTTGGTGAAGCAATGCGTGAAATCCGTGCGGTTGGCAAGGACAGTGTAAATAAGTCGCAAAATTTCAAATACCGTGGGATTGATGCCGTTATGAACGCATTGAATCCGGTTATGTCCAAGCTTGGTTTGTTCATTGTGCCGGAAGTGCTTGAACAGACACGGGAAGAACGTGAAAGCGTCAAGGTTTACAACAACCAAGAAACCAAGACTTTGTTAAAGTATTCAATTTTGAAGATCAAATACACGTTGTTTGCGCCGGACGGGTCAAACGTGTCTTGCGTGGTTATTGGTGAAGGCATGGACAGCGGCGACAAGGCAAGCAACAAGGCAATGGCGGTTGGGCTGAAATACGCTTGCTTTCAAGTGTTTATGATACCCACGGAAGAAATGGGACAGGATGACCCGGACAAGGAATCCTTTGAAGTCACTTCTGCCGTAATGACCCCGTCGAAACCCGCAACGGTGAAGAAGCAGACAACGCCCAAGGCAGACCCGCCCGCAAGCGTTGAAAAAGCGCCCGTGCTTCCCAACCCGGAAAATCCCGTTGCCGCCTATCTTGCAAAGGAAAAGAAGGCTTTGCAGAAGGCACGGGAAATCACTGTTGAAGAAAATGCCGATTTGTTCACAAAGCAACTTGCCATTTTGCGTCAAGCCGGGAAAGTCCCCAACAAAGGTTTGAGTGCGTACACACAGGCGGAAGCGGAAGACCTTATTGCCAAGATGTACACATTGTTTGACCCGCTTGGAACGGTATTGAAGGAAGTTGACGCCCTGTGAAAATGACCGGGAAGCTGAAAGATTTGACCGTGAACCGTGACGGGACACAGAACATAACCGTCACGGTCAACACGGACTTTGCGGCGGCGTTTGATTCGCTGAAAGGCAACCCGGTCACGGTGGAAATCAAGAAGGCGCAAAAGTCCCGTTCTCTGGACGCAAACAATTTTTGTTGGGCTTTGTGTACTGAAATCGGACATGCCTTCAAGCCGCCACTATCAAAGCATGAAGTGTACAGAATGGCAATCAAGGCGGTTGGCCCGTACTTTCAAACGTCCGTCAATTTGTGGGACTTGGAAAACGTCAAGCGCCGTTGGGAAAGCAACGGTGACGGTTGGGTTTTTGAAGTGGTTGACAATGACGGGCCGGGTCACAAACTTTGTCACCTTCACTTTGGGTCATCAACGTACAACGTTCAAGAAATGCGAATATTGATTGAATGGTTAATGGATCAGTGCTTACAAATGGAACTTCCTGTGCCGCTGTCAAAGGAACAGGAAAAAGAACTTGTTGAAAGGTGGGGAATCAAATGACACAGGTTGCAGACGTTGTTATGTTCATTGTCCGTTTCGGAAGCATTACCAACAAACAGGCAATGAAAATTGGTGTTGGCAGATTGTCGGCACGTATAAAAGACTTGCGTGACGTTGGCATTGGAATTGATACCATTCCGGTTATTATCCCCAAGCCCAACGGCAAGGCGTCCCGCATTGGCAAATATGTCTTCCATTCGGAAGAATCCAAGCGGTTGGCGCTTGAACGGTTCGTGAACGCCGCATGAAAAGCATAATTCAGCATGAAAAAGTATGCTTTCTGTGTGGTTCACGGGTTGGCCTTGAAGAACACCACATTTTCGGTGGCCCAAACCGGAAGTGGTCTGAAAATTATGGTTTAAAGGTTTGGTTGTGCGGGATCAAGTGCCACAGGGAAGGGCCGCAAAGCGCCCACAAAAACCGGGAAGTTTCTGACAGTTTGAAGCGGCTTGGTCAGATCGCATTTGAAGCACGCCACACGCACGAAGAATTCATGCAGACATTTGGCAAAAACTACTTGTGAGAAAGGAAAAAGGCAATGCCAAACAGGGTTATTAAAGAATCAATTTGTGATTCTGAAACCATCAACCAATTAACGCCCCTTGAAGAAGTGACGTTTTATAGGTTGCTTGTCACGGCGGATGATTACGGTTGCTTTGACGCCCGTGAAAGTGTTGTGAAAAGCCGTCTTTTCCCGTTGAAGGAAAATATCAAGGCGGCAGAGGTTAAAAAACTGCTTAACCGACTTGCAACCGTTGGTCTGATTACACTTTACACGGTAGGCGGAAAACCTTTTCTGTGCGTCAACAAATGGGCAAATCATCAACGGTTGCGTGTTTCCCGGCATAAATACCCAACGCCGGAAGAAGCAGACACGCCGACAGAAAACAACACTTTGCCGCAACTCGCCGCAACTCGCCGCAACTTGGCGCTTGAATCCGAATCCGAATCCGAATCCGAATCCGAATCCGAATCCGAATCCGAATCCGAAAAGCGCAAAGCGCAGGAAACGTGGTTTGAAAGATTCTGGAAAGCTTACCCCCGGAAGGTCAACCGTGTTGGTGCAAGAAAAGCCTTTGACAAGATAAAGCCGGATGAAGCGTTGCTTGAAAGAATGGTTGCCGCCATTGGCAAACAGATCGAATCCGAACAATGGACAAAGGACGGCGGGCAATACATTCCGCACCCGGCAACGTGGTTGAACGGTCACAGGTGGGAAGACGAACTTGCACCCGCAAAACGTGGGAAGGTTCTTCCGGCGCAGGACTTCCAACAACGGGATTATTCCGGCGTCCAACGTGAACTTGAAGAACAGCAACGGAAACACATTATTGAATCACTTTGCCGGGAAAATGGCCTTTGGGATGAAGTAAACAACAAACCCGTTGACGGGTGGCGTGAAAAGCTTGACGCAATGAAGGAATAGCAACATTGTAGTCTATTTGCAACAAAACAGGGTCATTTGCCCCGGTCACGTTGCAAAGTTGAACAAATACACGTTTAAACGGTAAAACGCAAAACAAGGGCGTTTTTGAACGGAATACAAAAAGGGGTTGACAGTATGCCAAAGATGACCGTTCCCGGATTCAAGTGTAAAGGGATTAACAACGTGCAAATTGTGACAGAAGAAAGGAAGGCACGGAAGGTCATTATTGACGGGTTTGAATTGCACGGCGTCCAACGTGCCGTTGTGCATTACGGGGTAGACACGCCGCCCGTTGTAACACTTTCATTCATGGCAAAGGGCGTTGAAATTTACGATGAAAGAGAGGACAAAAAACTATGAAGAAAATAATTTATAAAATCTGCCGCAAGTTGTACTTCCGGCATTTGCTTCCGTGGGGTGTGTGGTCTTGGGTGTATGACCACACGCATAAGGCCGTTGCAATGGAAGACAAGTATGCTTGAAATCAAACCAATAACGCTACGGGCCGCAAATGCTTATGTCCGGGAAAAGCATAGGCACAACTTACCAACAAACGGGCATAAATTCAGCATTGCTTGTTATGACGGTGACAGATTGTGCGGGGTTGCAATAGCCGGACAGCCCGTAGCAAGGAAGCTTGATGACGGATTGACCATTGAAATTAGACGGGTATGCACGGACGGAACGTATAATGCTTGTTCTATTTTGTACGGGGCGTGTTCACGGGTCGCAAAAGCAATGGGTTACAAACGGGTTGTGACGTATACGCTAAAAAGTGAACCGGGAACAAGCTTGAAAGCGTCCGGGTTTGTCAATGACGGTGATGCGGGGGGCGTGTCATGGAATATGCCAAGCAGCCCAAGAGAAACAATACAAATAACGTTGTTTGGTGAAGAAAGGAAATACCCGGACGAAAAAAAGACAAGATGGATAAAGACATTTTAAAGCGCCGTGATAATGACGAAATACAGGGCATGGGAGAAGGTGATAGTTAGATATGTTGGAGGGTTTGTGCAGACGCAACATTTATGAAAAATGCCGATCAATTACAGGAAGCCAACCGCTTTGTAAATTAAAAAACGGACATACCATATATGCGTTTGAAGCATATCAAGACTTCTACGCTCCGGGCGGAACAGATTGCTTTACGGTCTGGAATAAAGGCCTTGCAAAAGCAATGATAAAACAAAAAAGCGGTTCTCCTATGAGAAAAGCTGCCGGTCTGTTCAGTAGAAAAGGCGAAATCATATGTGACGGATATATACAAGCCTGCTTTGGCGGTAATTGGGAAAGAGCAATCAGAGAGGAAGGAACGTTTTCGTTTTTCATGGCTGGATTTGAAAGCTATTTCAGAAAAAGGAAGGATGAATTTATGGAAAAGACAAACAATATTATTTCACAAATACCGAAAGAATTAACAAAGGCAGGAAAGATAAAAACAAGCAGTCATGGAGGGGTGGCAAACCTTTTGAAAGTGTTAACCAAGACCATGACAGAACAGGGAAGCTCCATTACTTCCATTGCAAAGGTTCAGTATGCAATATGCACACAGGCAGGAATCTGGGTTCCTGATGAATTTATAACGGATGTACTTGTTGCGATGGACATTAACCCCAAAGTGATTGACGGTACATTAGACAAATCAAACTGATGAAAAGGCTGAAAAACGCCGGATTAAGGCCACGCCGTGACGTGCTATCCGGCAGAAGAAAGGACGGTTTTGATTGAGTTACAATATTGGATTCTATGTCAAGGTTGAAGGCTGTGACGCATACGCTTGTATGGGAAGCCCGGAATATGACACGCCGACATATAATTTGCGGCCCATATTTGAAAAGGCAATGAATTGGGACTATGAACAGGGTAAGTATTATCCGCTGAATGACGTTGTTGAACACGTCCGTCATGGCATTTATGAGTTAAATACCCATAAAAGCGCATATAAAAAACTTGAACCTTCAAACGGTTGGGGAAGTGTTGAAGACGCATTGGAAGTCTTGAAATCAATTTTGGATTGTATATACCCGGAAAAGCCTTGGCAACGTATGTTTGATGAAGACATACCAATAAACTGTATGTATATGAGGTGGTAAGGAATGAAAAAGCAAGCGTTGAAACCTTGCCCGTTCTGTGGCGGGGAAGCTCGTTTAATGAATATGGGTTATCCGCATTGGGTTTACTGTACACAATGCGGCGCAAAAGTACACGGGTGTGTATTTGGTGAAAAGGAAGGCGAAAAGGCGTCAATAGACGCATGGAACAGAAGGGACGGCGGACAGGAATGACGGTTGCATTATGGATTGTCGCAATTTGTGAGGTTATCAGATCATTACAGAACATGGCGCAGATCATGGCAACAAAGCACGATCTGTCACAAAGGGATAACGCATACGCTGAATTCATAAAAAGCCTTAAACAAGATGACAAGCAGTTTGTAAGAAACCTGTTGGAAGAATTTGAAAAGCAGGACGGCGAACAGGAAAAGCAGATTGAAATGATTGACAAGGCGGGTGATTAAGTGGACAAGCATGAACGGAAAAAAATGTTTATAAACCGTGAACGGTTGCGGCGGCGCTTAATGAACACCAAGGCCGGGGAAACAATCTGTTTGAATTCGGATGAAACGCAAATGCTTGTTTTCTGGATTGCGGGCCTTGAGAACAAAACAAAATTGCTTGAAGCTGAAAAAGAAATGATTGTCAAGCGGATTGAACAGGAAATGCGGAAACTGCCGGACGGCGGACAGTATAAAGCCTTGGACGGTTTGTACGCCGGATTGAATTTTGCTTTGAACGTGATAAACGGAAAGGATGGCGCTGAATAATGAATAAACTGACCATTATCGGAAATCTGACCAAAGACCCGGAGTTGCGTGTAACTACAACAGGCGTGAACGTCTGCACCTTTACGGTTGCTGTCAACCGCCGCAGAACACAGAACAACCAGAACCCGGAAGCGGACTTCTTTAAGGTGACGGCATGGCGTGAACGTGGCGAACTGTGCGCCAAGTTCTTGCAGAAGGGAAAGAAGGCGTGCGTTATTGGCCCGGTCAGCGTAAGCACCTACACAGGCAATGACGGAACAACCCGTGCCATTCTGGAAGTAACGGCGGATGAAATTGAGTTTCTTTCCCCCCGTGTGAGTGACCCGGAAGCCGCACCCGCCCCCCGTGATGCGCAGACCGGGTTTGAACAGGTGGACACGGATGAACTCCCTTTTGATTGACGGGTTAGCCTTCCCGGATCAAAAAGGCGCAAAGCGCATGGAAGAATGGAAAGATATTCCCGGCTATGAAGGATTATATCAAGCGTCAACGTTTGGAAGAATAAGAACTTGTGAAGGGAAAACAACAAGCAACGCACGGTTTGGGAAGCGGGTGTGGAAACAGCGAACTTTAAAGCCAAAACGTTCCGTGAACAAAAAGGGTCGAATAGACTTGCGGGTTGAACTTTGGAAAGACGGAGAGCATAAAACCTTCCTTGTTTCAAGACTTGTTGCTATTACTTGGTGCAAAGGCTATAAAAGCGGGTGGACGGTCAACCATAAAAACGGGGATCAACTTGACAACCGTGTTGAAAACCTTG